TAAATTTAAATTAAGATGCACAATGTCAAATGATGAATTAGTTATAAACCAATTAATCGAAGAACATTTTGAACTTTTAAATGGAATAGAAAGAATTATTAACAAAGCGAAAGAATTAAGTAATTCAAATGATGAACTAAAAGGATTATATTTTATTACACCATACAAACTTGAAGATTTAAAAGAGGATATGTGGGTTTATGATATTAAATATGATGAATTTTGTAGAATAGATTTTATCGCTGGAATATATCCACATCGTAGTTATAGTGATGGAACTTGCGAAGATGGTGCATTCGAAGAAAACCGTTTCTATCCTCCACAAATGGCTAATATGATTAATATAGAAAAAAAGAGAGAAAGAAACAATGAAAGCGACAATTAATTTTTATGGAAGTAATAGCATAGAATATAATTTAGAATTTGTTGATATTCGATGTGATGATAGATATGTATATATAGCAACAAATAATGATGAGGGTGTGGCATTTCCAAAAGAAGATATTGAAAGCATAGAAATAACAAAATTCTAAGAAACAATTAGGGGTGATAAAATGGATAAAGAAGTTATTCTATTAGCGTGGGAGCATATTAAGACCTTGAGGGGTTCAAACCTTGGCGATTACTATTGTCAATTCATTCATAGCGGTATTGAGTTTGATAAAGACGCTGTAGTCATTGAAAATATGATTGATGACTATTTCAATCTAAAAGACAATATAAAAACATTAGAAGAAAAATACAAAACATCACTAGAATTTTTAGAAAGAGCAAACCGCAAACCCTATAGTGTGTATATAGATGCAACAGAATTGGATGAGATGATTTCCTACGAGGTAAATTTGAAAAAAAGGGGGGGTAACTTATGACTAAAAACAATGGCAAAGAAGGAAAGAAGTTCGAAGAAGATTTTAAAAACAGTGTTAACCAAGAAAAGTATTGGGTTCATAGACCGCCAGATACCAGTAACTCTTATGGCGGTGGTAGCCTTTCAAGATTTACAAACACATCGTTATGCGACTATGTGATATATGATTGTATTGAAAAGCAATTATACTTAAATGAGTTAAAGTCAACAAAGAGTACAAGCGTTCCATTTGCTACATATGACCTACAAGTCCAATTAGAGCAATTGGAGAGCGATTTAAGTAACTTTAGAGCAACAATAAGGGGAAAACAAAACGACGCTCAAAAGTCTTTTATTAAGGC